TTTTGTTTTTCAAAAATGTTATTAATGTCATCTGCCTGTTTAACAGTCAAGATAACTACACTGTCACCTTTGATTACCGTCTTCAGCGGGTAGTTTGATTGGCTGAAAATCAAACTGGTCACCAGTAGACTGCTTAACATTAATATCTTTTTCATGTGCTAGTTCTTTTTTAATGTCTTTAACTATAGACTTTGTACTATCTAAATCTCCTATAACTTCTGCTACCATATTCTCAAGATTGGCTTTATCTTCTACCAGTTCTTGGTTCTCAGCCTTTAGTTGTTTTACACTACTTGTTAACTTCTTGTTTGCTGTAGTAAGTTGTTTATTTTCTCCAGTCAGTTGTATATTATCTTTTACTACAACTACATGTTCTGTACCACTAGAGAATATTTGTATTACCACCAGTGCAATAAATAGTATACCAACTATAAGTAATTTCTTTTTCATTTTTTACCAAATAGCATCAATACAGTTTCTTTAAGACTCTTTGAGCTTTCAGTGCTTTCATCTAGTTTTTTCTCTAGATCTTCTCTATATTCTCCTTCTAGTTCTTCCACTCTTTGTCTATAGTCCTCTTCACTTTTAATTAGTTTATTAAGGAACATCCAACAAAGATATCCTAGTCCTAGAACAGCAAAACCTAATACTCCATATTGAGTCAATACTTCAAAAGGTCCAAATGACATTACTTCTTAGTTTTTCTTCTAGTTGTTGTTTTCTTTTCTTTAAGCTCTTCTTTTAGTCTTGCAGATTCATCAAGGTGTCTTTTAATAAATATCCAAGCTACATATCCAAGAGCTAAAACTGCTAAACCAAGCGGACCATAGTCTGCTAGTTGTGCAAATACACCAAAATCTGGTGCTGTTGTTTCTACTGCTGTTGTATCCATTATCTCTGTAATATTAATTGTTTAACTGCATCTGATAATTCACCAACAGTTCTAGCTAAGTTTTTAATTTCAAGCTGTGTCTGTTCTTGAATTGCCTGATACTTTAATCTTGATTCTTGTTCTACAAGTTCAATTTTTCCTTTAAGTTTACCAAGACTTTCTGTATTGTTTCTAACATCTGTGTGGATCATTCTTAAAAAATATCCTAGTACACCTGTTACTGCAATCAGTCCCCATTGTATTAATTGTCCTATTTCCATTATTTTATAATTAAACCTGTAGTTAATAATCCATTTAATAACAAAGAAATGTTTCTCTGTCTTTTTAGTTTTTTGATATCAAAAGCTTGTGATGTTATGATAGTATCTTGAGAGTTAATAATATATCTCTGCGCTACTATGATAGTATCCTGGGCTGCTATAATAGCATCCTTTTCTTTGTCTCTTTTATAAAGTACATGGATCATTGTATCCTGAATCTGGACAATATTGAAGGTATCTCTAGAGTTTTTTACATCATCTAGTTGTGCTTGTAAATCAAAAAGACCGTGATTAAGTTCAGCAATAATTGATTTACTATTGTCAATTACTTTTCCCTGCTCCTTAATTACAGTCTCTTTACCTTCAATTCTTCTTTCAATAGTCTTCTGTTTACTCACTGGATAAACCTGTGTAGGTTTTCTCATAAGCAAGAACAGGCACATCACAATAAGACATACCTGTAATATAGTTGAAAGGTTAATGCGTGATATATGTATATACTTCATACATATAATATACAAAAAAATTATAACATTCCTAGCATGTATTTTTCTGCATTTTTAGTGGTTTCATCAGCATTTAGCATAATCTTAATGATTTTTGAATCAATGTGTTTAGGATGCACATACCAATCTTCATATGCACTTGCATCATCTGGTGCAATATTAGTAGCAACGAGAAGATATCCCTTACTTAATAGATAGTTCCTTGATAAGGTTCTATAAGTTTTTGTAATATCTGCATAGTAGTCATGCTCAAATGTAATAACACCAAATTGACACTGCTCAAATGGAATCATTTTTAGAATCTCAAAGGTTGTTTTAGGTGGCTCACAGTCTACCTGTAAGTAGTCAATGTATCCTGTAAGTTTACTGTAGTCATACATAGTTGCATCACAATGCACAATAGTATTTTTACGTGACTGTTTAAACTTATCTACTTCTTCCTTTTTAATTTCTAATGATATTCCTGTCCAGCCAAACTCTTCTAACAATGCTGTATTACTTCCATAGAATGGATCTGCTGCACCAATCTCAAAGTATGTACCATTTCTTTTACCATTTAACATAGTTAGAATAAACATATCTTGATATGTCTGAGAATAGTTCTTCTCAATATTTTCAGATCCAGGAAACTTATACTTTAACTGATCATAGAATCCTTTATGGTATCTTAAAAATGGATCTGGTCCAGAACCTAATGATGTAATATTAGTTTGTACCAATTTTTGGTAGAATTCTGAAAGCTCATCTTTATTCTCAGCAAGTTTAAAAAAGATATTTCTTGCTTCTCTTCCCTTACCAATCCACCATGCTGAAACAGCTTTCTGAAATTCTAATTGGTATTTGCCCAAATAACCTACATTAGAACTAACTTGGACAGAATTTTCAATATGTTGTAAACCTATTACGGCATAAGAATATGCTTGAGAATAGTTTTTATGTTGCTCATGATATTCACTTAGAAATAAATATGCTTCTGGTCTATCTGGTTTAAAGGATACTGCATTTAACCATAGACCAAGTTCAGTAGTTCTTCTTCTACCTATTCTCTGTAAGCACTTAGCAACCATCAATAGTGCTTCATATGTTAGATCATCATCTTTAGAATATTCTGCAGTTCTTATGTAGAATGACATTGCAGATGCTAGGTGACCAGATTCATAATAGTACTCAGCTAAATTATAATTGCATATTCCAGAGTATGGATTATTAATAAACTTTTCTAATTTACTTGGAGTAACTTTATTAACCGTATTAAGTTTAGTAGGTTCATCTGGGATACCACACATGTAATTAAATACGCTTTCTGGAAGTTTCACTATAAATGCTGTACTATCATGAAATCCAAATGGAATAATAAAATTTTCTCCATCAAAGGCTAAACCACATGAAAATTCTATTGCAGCAGTCATAAACTTAAATGCATCAGAATGGTAAACTATTTTCCAATCTTTATCCCAAACAATAAATCTATGGTAATACTGTGCATCTTTTTTACCCTGTTCATTATTCCATAGGTTTACTTCATGTGTAAGTGCTACATACATATCACGATATGTAATAACTTGGGATCCACCTCTTATGTCTCTAGGAAAGATTATATCTTGTTCTACTACACATACTGTTTTAGATGTTCCCTTTTTGGGATCAACTTTAACAACTTCTGTAGGATTAGTCCACTTCACATAATGAAATGGCATATCAAGAATTGGCATCCAATTCTTTTCACAATATGAATATGTAGGAGGTTCTATTCTATGTCTTTCAACTTCTTTCCCACCAGCACTTAATTTAGAAAGTTCCATTCTACCTTCTCCAGAAGTTTTAGTGTCTCTGCGCACACCTGTAAGGAAGATTTCATTTTTCCAGTAAGTTATTCTAGCATCTTCAAGACCCACAAATTCCCAAACAGGAGGAATATCTAACTGTGATGTATCAACTCTTTTATATTGATCAATTGATAAATTATTGGGATCTAGTTCACATAAATAGTTTGTAGTTCTAAGTGTAAGATCATCTTCAGGATTTAGATATGAGAGAGGACCCCACATTGTCTGGTATTTCTGATCTCCTTCACTATGATATAGTGCATATTGAACATGTCTCAGATTAAGTAAGTATTTACCATCCATATAAAATACAGAAGGGTTAGTAAGACCCAACCCTTCTGTTATACTTGATGGAATTGTTAAATAATTAACTGATCCTCCGTTAGCTAATGCTAGTTGACATAAATTATTCATACTGTTGGTTTTACCAACAAATATAAAAAATATATTATAGATCCCCTACTCTTGTTACACTAAATGCAGTAGGTGCACCTAGGTCAGCTGGGAATGGAGCATTGGCTGATGGTTGAACACGTGGTTGAATATAGAATGGTAATGAAGTAACTCTAACTAAGAAGCTACTATTTTGTATCTGATTAGTATTAGTTCCTTCATATCTCATTAATCCTATGATAGTATTGAATGTCCAAACTGTACCATTTGTTGATGTATATAGTGTAGTTGAGAGAGTCATATTTGAACCTAGGTCATAAAAATGAGCTCTCACATTTACAATATAAACTCCTGTGTATAAAAACTGAACAGCAGCATTAGCCGTAGATAAGTTAGAAGAAGTTAAAGCAGCACCATAACTAAATACAGAACTATTAAATGCAATTGTATTATCTACACCATTTGTTAGGTTTACATATCCTGTTGTATATGCTAATTGAATATTACCATCTAATGGTCCAAGTGTTCTTGCTACCTGTACAATATTTGCAAATGCACTTGCACCTGAAGGTAGCGGAGCACTTGCCGCATTTGTTCTTAATGATAAATCAGTATCATCTACTGTAAATGCAAATTGAATTGTATCACCTGCATTAAATGCTTGTGTTATTTCAAGTGTAGTTGAAGTGCCAGTTAGTGGGGGCACATGTTCTCTTACTGCTGTACCAATAAGTGCTGTACCATTTACTTTTGCATATAATGTTCCATTTGCTGCATTTACAGCATCACTATTTTGGAATTGTACTTCACATTGTATTTTATATACTGCAGCTTCATTAATTCTAAATGTATTACCAGCAGAAATAGATACACTATTAGAACCATAACTACTTGCAAAAGCAATTATAACTTCTGTGCCTGTAGCTCCTGCAGTTTGATTAGTTGTGTCATATGCAGAAAAATAATAACCAACTACTCCCGGATCTCCTTGCAAACCTTGAATACCTTGTATCCCCTGAGCTCCTGTAATACCCTGAATACCTTGAGCCCCTGTATTTCCAATACCTTGTATACCCTGAATACCCTGAGTGCCCTGAATTCCAGTTGCACCTTGAATACCAGTTGTACCTTGCACACCTTGTATACCAGTATTACCAGTTGCTCCAGTTATACCTTGAACTCCCTGAATACCTGTACTACCTATAGTTCCCTGAATTCCCTGAATTCCTTGAGCTCCTTGAGTTCCTGTTAAACCTTGGGTACCTTGAACACCTTGAAGTATTCCTGCTACATTTTCAATTTGCAAAACAACAGGAAAACCCGCAGAAGTTTGTATTGCAAGATTTGTAGAACTAGGATTCCATACTGCTCTAATTTCTTGATTTGAAGCGGTAATTTGAACAAGGCATTCAGTTTGCATTAAAAAATATTCACCTGCACCAATGTATTGAATTACACTTGCTTCAGTAACTGTAGTAAAATTATTTACAATATTGATTATTGCACTTTCAGTAGTTGCACCTGAATTATATACTTGAACTTGTAAATAAACTCTATACCAACCAAAGTTATTTGTTACAATTCCTGAATTGGCTCCAAATAAGCTTGATTGGGTAAAACCATTGTTATTAATGAAACCTGCACTAAACACAATTATTTGAGGTCCTGGAGCAGGAGGTGTTAATCCAGCAAGGCGGTAAATAGTTGCAAAGTAACCTTGAGAACCAAAACCAGCAGGTCCTTGAATTCCTTGAGCAGCAAAAGCACCATCAAGTCCTTGTGGTCCTTGTATCCCTTGAATACCTTGAATACCTTGCAATCCTTGCAATCCCGTAGCACCACCTGCTCCTACAAGTCCTTGTATACCTTGAATTCCTTGTATACCTTGACTACCTGTTAAACCTTGTAAACCTTCTATACCTTGAATTCCTTGAATACCCTGAGATCCAGTATTTCCTGTAGCCCCAGTAGTTCCCTGAATACCTTGTATACCTTGTATACCAATTCCTGTAGCACCTTGGCTTCCTTCTAATCCTTGTACTCCTTGGATACCTTGCGCACCAGTTGCACCTGTACTACCTTGAGTTCCTACGGCTCCTTGCGTTCCAGTGGCACCTTGTGCACCAGTGATTCCTTGTATACCCTGACTACCAGTGTTTCCTACAGAACCTTGGATACCAGTAGCTCCTTGTGTTCCTATCTGTCCTTGAACACCTTGAGTACCTTGGATTCCCTGAATTCCTTGTGCTACAAATGCGCCATCTAAACCTTGTACACCTTGCGTACCCTGTACACCTTGGATTCCTTGGGCTCCTCCGCCACCACCGCCACCAATAACAATACTTGTTGACATAATTATGAAATATATATGATTAGAAATTCTGTTCCTGTAGCATCATAATCAATAGCATCTAAAGTATTGTTAAGTGCACCTGCATCAAAATTAATTGTTTCATACGGTTTAATAGTTGTTCCTTTAACTGTTCCATCAACAGTACCTACATTTCCAAAGGATACACTATATTTTCCAGCAGTTACTGTTCCTGGTGCATTATCTCTAATAACATTAGTTACTCTTGCTTCTGGATTAATATTAATAGTAACCCCGGTAATTGCACTTATTACATCTGCAATTCCCTTAAGAACTTTGTATTGAAAGGAGAAGTTATTCTTCTTATCTCCGTATGAGTTTATATTACCAACTGACATAATTAGTATGTTTTATATAAAGTAAAAATTTCTGAGTAAATAGAGTTATTTACATTGTTGCTACTCCATTGTGCAGTAACAGTTAAAGTGTTGAGTGCTGTGGTATCAAATGTTGTGCTATTAACTACACTAAATGTGTCTCCTTCAAAAGCATTTGATGCATTCTTCATATATGTAAATTGTCCTCCAGATGCTATGATTGCAGTTCCAGCAGGCCCAATTGCTCTTACTGTAAAGTCAATCCACATAGTCCAGTGTAAATTATTAATACCAGGCATTGTTATTGCTCCTGTATCTGCAAGAACAACACTACCAGATTTAACCCTTAACTCTAATGTATCATTATTATGTGCAGAAATATGTCCTGCAAATTGTGCTCTAAAACTATCTCCTACAGCAAATCCATTTGCTGGTATTGATAAAGTACCTAAACCTGTACCAATTAATGATCCTTCAACAGTTGTTGCAGCAACTGGTGTACTATTTATTGTCTGTGTAAATAATCCATACAAACCAGATGGTGGAGAAGGTGGTATAAGTGGTATAATTTCATTAATTAAATCTTGAACTGAAATTGCACCTGTTAGATACTTATCATCTCTTCTTAGATCTCTTAAACCTACAGGCAACAATGTATCAGCAGGATCTACTGATGTAAATCTTCTACCTGACTTTATCCAAGAAATAAAATTTAAGATATCCATTCTATAGCATATAGTATAATATACTAAAAAATATCTGTAAAAACAAAAAAAGTCTTAATTACTTAAGACTTTGAATTTGTTTAGTTTATTCTTCAAGAGGTAATTGAGGAATCTCAGAATCTAATAAAACTGGTTCATTATATTCTTGACCATAGTTTGCTAATTCAGTAATCAGTTCTTCTTTTGTTTCAAAATAAACCAGTTTAGGTTGAACTGTAGTTACTATTGCGCCTTCTGCTAATTCACTATAATGAAAAACATCTGTTTCATTTGTTGCTAAATACCACATATACATCTATTTAAATTATACCTCCATCAGCAATAGTCCAGTTATTTGGTGCACTTGTTAATATAGCTCTTGCAGCTACTGCAGCTGCTGTATATTTAAGTGCCCCCATATTAATACTTATATTTGGTTTAACTGGACGTGATGCCCAACCAATTAATAAGTTATCATAATTTGCTGGAGAATAGTTTGCAGAAGTTTGAGGTTGCATAAAGTTAGCAAAAGTTACAACATTAGAAACATTCCAACTACCTATAGGTTGATTAAAACTTGGATTATTTCTAAACATGTTTCCCATAGTTGTTACAAGTCCTGTATTCCAACTATTAATAGATGATGAACCACCATTATTAAATGCTACTGGTACAGGAACTGGTGTACCACTACCAAACATATAATTCATGTCAGTAACTTTAGAAACATTCCATGCACCAACATTTTGATTAAATTTATTATTACCATGAAACATAGCACCCATTGTTGTTACATTACTTGTATTCCAATTACTAATTCCAGGATTTCCACCATTATTAAAACTACCAGGTGCTAAATAATTTGACCAAAACATAAAATTCATTATTGTAACCTTTCCAGTATCCCAATTAGATATATCAATATCAAAAGATTGTTGCCATTGAAACATTGCTGACATATTAGTTACTTTAGATGTATCCCAGTTTTTAATTGAATCTGATCCACCATTAGTAAATACTCCTGGAGATAACGGAATGCTGGCAATAGGAGTTCCTGAAGCAAATAAAAATTGCATATCAATTACATTTGAAGTATCCCATGTACCAACTTCTTGATTGAAAAATCTTTGATTAAAGAATAAAGTATTTAAATCAGTATTATTTTTTAAATCCCAATTTTTAAGTGTATTAGATCCACCATTATTAAATGTCCCATATGGAGCTACTGTAGCACTTCCTCTAAACATTTGACCAATATTAGTAGCTCTAGACATATTCCAGTTACCTACATTATCATTAAAATTAGGAGATTCACGAAATACAGATCTAAAGAATTCTACTTTAGAAACATCCCATTTATTAATATTAGCCACTGTAGTAATAGCAGCACATTCTCTTAAAAAACCTGCAATTGATGTGCAATTTTTAAA